CCACGTCGAGCGCGCCGCCGTCGGAGAGCATCCAGGGCGCGGTCTCCAGGATCGGCGGTAAGTTGGCTTCGAGAATCATTTCGTCTCCTTACTGAGCGCCCAATGACGCATTGCGAGGGTAACTTGTGCGCTCTCATCATGCACTGCGCGGACCGCATCTATAGCCTCTTCAACATCATCAGCCAGCACGAAAACGCATTGATTATCCTCCATGGAGCTCTGGTTAAGAGACCCATAGAATCGGACTTCCCATATCTGGGCATTGCTATCGGCCCATGTCATTTCCATCATTTCCACTCCATCAGGCATTTCGGATATTTGAGAAAGCTGTGCCCCGGCACGATGCCGTTGTATTGCACGTGCCAGCCCTGGCGCCCCAGCGCTTGATCGAGCCACTTTCGTTCTTCGAATACCTTGCGCTCGCCGTGCGCCTGTGAGCGAATCGGGTAGTGCTTCGACAGAAACTTCACCGGGCAGATGCGTCGGCCGCGAAACTGCACCTGGTGGCCGCCGCTGGCCGCGAGGCTCACGGGCCCGACGTTGCGCCATGCTTTCACCTGGCCGATGCGCTGGTTGAGCGGGTCGTCGCTGTAATAGCGGAAGTACTGCTCGGGGTCTTGTGAGCCGTCGAAGCCATTGTCGACCGGGTGGAACGTGAGCACCTGAAAATCGACGGCGTTGAAGCTTGAGTCTTGGACGTTCTGGAATGCTTGAGCCAAGACATCATCAGGGTAACGGCTGTAGCGCAGTTCGTCGGCATCGCAATGCATAATCCAGTCGGCGTCAGCCCCGGCTGCGATCTTTTCCACCTGGCGCAAGAGTTCGTGCCAGGACACCGGCGGCGCTGGATGGCGGAGGATCTCTGCGCCGGCCGTGTGCGCCACCATCACGGTTTCATCCGTGCTCTCACAGTCGATCACCAGCACGTCGCAGCCCTGCCGCTTGAGGTGGCGCACGGTCCAGCCGATTATGTCCGCCTCCTGAAACGTGCAGACGATGGCCAGGATTTTCATAACCGCATCCTCTCCGCGCAATAGCTGTCGAACTTCGGCGCACGTTTCCAGCCCGGCGCGATCATGTGCTTAGCTAAGTACGCCTCGCTTGTGTTACCGCCGTGAATGCCGCAGATTATTCGCGACTCGGCTCCCGCTATTGCCGATTCGGCCGCGCACAGCGGCCAGTGGTGCAACCACCAATCCTGGTCGGGGTACTTGCAGTCCTCGCGGTATGGGTGCGCTTCCCAGACGCGCCGCCAATAGCATCGGGAAGCATCTACGATATATTGCGGGTGCGGGTGCGCGTAGATCCACGCTTCGCCATGTTGCTCATGTTGACGCTGTTGCTCGTCTACACAGATCGGGCACGAAGCCTCGCGCTCGTCGTAAGAGCATTCATGTGCTACTGTCCGCGTGTCCCAGAACAGGAGCTCACGGTAGCCGACGGCCTCTACGCCGCTCGATTGCAGGAACGCCACCTGCTCTTCGATGCGCAGCGGGTGACTCCAATCATCGCTGTCGAAGTGCGCGATGATATCGGCCGACTGCGCCAGCGTGTTCGCGTAATTGCGGAGTGCGCCGAAGGTGAGGCCCGTGCCATTCATCATCGAGTAGACTTCGTTCGGACGGTAATAGCCGCCGAGCTTCGGCTCGCCGGTGTCCAGAATCAGCAGCGATTTGTTGGCGTAGGTCTGCGCTCGGAAGCTCGCGACCGCCCGGCGCACCATCTCGGCTCGCCCGTTGACCAGCATGACGGCGCAGACAAGCGGCTCGCTCATGGCCGCACCCCGGCGCGATGCGACAGAACGGCTGGATTCGGGAACCGCTCTCCGCAGGTTCGGCACTGATACGTGCGGCCGCCGGCAAAGTAGATCGCGCTGTGCAGCATCTTGCACCATCGGCGCTTCAATCGGCGGATCATTCGCCACTCCTGACCGGCGGAGTTTTGATCGGACGCCCCGCGCGCTTGCGGATGGCTTCGTCCAACCAGTCCGCCAAGCGCATGTTCTCGCCGATGGCGGCCAGTCGCGCGAGTTTAGCCGTCTCGGAGTCCATCAGCACGTTAAATTGCACTTTGTCAGGCACAATTAGCATTCTAGAGCGCACCTCGGCGGGATGTCAATAGAAATCTAAATCGGGGATATCTGCAATCCGCCCGGTACTATCGGGCCGCCCTGATGCTGCGGTACCACTCGACAGAACGCCATGACTTCAGCTTCCGCACGATCCGGCGATTGCACGCCGCGTTTCCGCGCATCCTCTTTCGGCTCTACCTGGATCTGACCGTGGGAGAGTTCGCGATATTCTACGCCTGATAATTGCGCCTTCGTGTCTTCGTCGATGGCGTCCGATAAGTGACTGATATAATTCTCTTTATAGCAATCGCGCAATCTGAAATACGACTCCGCTTTGGCGTTCAGAAATTGCTCTTTGTCCATCGGGCTCGACCCTGCCTTGAAGCCGAACACCGGGAATCCGCAGTCGGCAATATGCAGCGCCATGCCGTGGCCGACTCCCACCGTATCGACCACCACGAGGCCCACCGGCAGTCGAAAGCGTTCCGACAGTCCGCGCAGCCAGCGGACGACAGAACCGCGCGGATCGGCTTCGCTCCAGGAGTCTCGCGCCAGTATCGTGCCATTTACGCGGGCGCAGGCCGCCGTTTCGTCATCGCCGCCGGCCGCTACGTCCAGGCCCACCTGGATGTAACAGCCCTTAGACGCGCGCTGTTCGTCCGCATTGGGCTCTCGGTCGGCGCGCTCGATCCAGGCCAGGGAGAATACCGCCCACTGGCCTTGCTGGGGAAACTCGCCGAGCACGCGCGATTGGAACCGCGGATTCTGCGGCCCCCACTTGTGATACATCTCGCGTACCCACCGTCGCCGGGTGAGCCACGGAAACGGCGCATAGTCGAGCTGATCCTCGGGGAGCGCCATCAACGATTCGAGCGTCAGACCGGCCAGGTTCGGCGTGTCGAATGCGGAGATCGTGATGCAGCAATGGCCAGGTGTGCCGCGGAGTTTCGTGAAGCTCTCGTATACCGGGCCGGCGGGCACGGTCGGATTGCAGAGAGTCACGAGGCGCACGTCGCCAGCAGAGCGGATGCCTTCGATAGCATCCCAGATGTCCGACGATATGCCGATGGCTTCATCCGCGAAGATGGTGACGCGTCGCCCGTGGAAGCCTTGCGCATTGACGCCCTTGCTGCTCGAGAATCCTTGCGCGTAGCACTTTGGCGAGATCTCCCAGCGCGTCGTGGTCGGCTCCGGGTAGCGGATCTTGCTGTCGCTGATCGCCGCCGTGATTTCGCCCCACACGGTTTTCACCTGGCGCAAGGTGGGCGCCATGATGAGGACGATGGATTCGTCTTGGCCGGTGAGCTCGTAGGGCACCATGCCGGAGACGGCGAAGGTCTTGCCGCTACCGTGGCAGCCCTTGACGGCGACTGATGGGTGTGTCGTGATGGCGCGGCAGAGTTCCTGCTGCTTAGCCCAGAGTTTGCGGCCGAGGAACTTCTCCTGGAACCTAACCGGATCGGTCATCGGACTGCATGAAGGCGCGGACAGCCTCCATGTCCATCTTGCGATCCTCGCCGTCCTTCGCCACGAAGCGGTGCGCGCTCGTCTCCTGGAACCCGGCGCGGCACTTCAGCCAGAAACAAATCGCCCAGGCTTGCCCCGCGTCGATGGCTACCACGAGCTTGCTGATTGCCTTCGCGCTCACGATATCAGCGGAGGTATCGAGCTCTTCGCGGAAGGCTTTGCGGAAGGTCTTCTCGGACTTCGGGCGATTCGGCAGGCACCGATGAATGCAGTTCGCTGCGATGCCGGCGGCGGCCATGTTGCGCACCATGGAGCGGTCGTTGTCGCTGGGCGCGTAGGGCGGCTTAGTTCGCACTGCCTACAGGGTATCGCGCCGCTGCCAGCCCTGCAAGTGCTTGATCCCTGGGGCGTAGTCGAGCATCGGCTCGGCAAGACGGATGCCGTAGCGATATGCGCGAGCGCGTCGAAAGCGCTTGACGTGGCAGACGGTGGCGAGAATCACGCGGTCAGAGCGCGCCTCCTGGAACACGATCAGTTCGCCCGCCTTGATACTCTCCAGTCGTCTATCGGGACGCTTACGATCACGCCATTCAGTGCGCTTGCGACCTTCCAGGATCGCGCGAAAGTGTTGGGGATATAGACAGGCAACGTTAATCACATCATCACTTTAGCGACTTTTAAGGGGGTCCGCTATGGGGAGAATCCCCTATATCGAATTGGAGCGTCCGGGTCGAAATCGCATCGCCCTCTCCCGCCTGGACGGCGGGCGTGTCAGCTAGAGCACTACGGACGCGCTTCGGATACGCCTGGCGAATCGTCTCAAGCTTATCACGCATCTCGACGTCAAGACCGAGCGCGTATCGATGCTTGGACTCCAGTCGAATGCGCTCGCAATCGCCACGCCGCGGTACCTGATAAGACTTCCCGCGACTCCGTTTCCAGCCGCTCGTGCTGGTCTGCCGCGAGTGGTGCATCACGCCGTCCGCATCCCGATACATCGAGTCCGGCGCGCTCTTGCCGATGTACGTCCAGCCGGCACCCTGATAGATTCCGCCATGATGTCCGGCGGCGGGATCGGAATAGGTGAGCAGCAGTCGCAGGCCAGGCTGTGAGCGATGCAAAATTTTACAGGCAATGGAAATAATCCGACTCACCTCAACGCTATGACTCTTGAGCGCGATTCGCGAAAGCTCTGCCGTTCCGAACGGTCCCGCGCCGAGTTGTTCGCCGATCTTCGCCACGCCGCCAGTGCCACAGCCGAAGATCAAGACGCCCACGAACTGTTCATCTTCCCACACGCCGATCTTTACGAGCTTG